CTCATTGAGGGCGCACAGTAACTCAAACCGCTTCTGAAATTGGCCTTGAAATTGAGCACTCTACCCATGTAGGGTTGAGTGGACCTTCCCAATTTGCCATCTTCCATATACAGCAGAGTCAGCATGCGTCCCATTTCACCTTCCAAGTCACGTTCGTTCATCATCAGCTTTGTTAGGTTCTTCCAAGCTGGTATCTCTCGATGGTGAAACAAACACAAGTCTGAATTCCCAAATTGAACTACATTGCGGCCTGTGCCAACAACTGTCATCCATGCTCCCGGTTTAATTTGGAACATCACCTGGAATTCATCATTGTCTTTGTACTTACCCAGCGCATGGTGCACAAGCAGTAGAACTTTCGGAGCCATCCGATATCCTTGGCAGCGGGTTCCATTGATATGCACTTCTGTAATGGCCTCAATCAAATGTCTGTTTATAACCAAGTCATCTGCAGTATATCTGGGAGTATTTGAATGTCTTCCAAATATATTGTTCGATGTCACTGATGTTTCTTTTGGTATAAACAACCGTGAAAACATAGTGCAAACTGCAATTATGCCAAGAGCAGTCAGCCCAATCATCACTGGTATCTTGAAATCAGCACATTTTGTCCATACATACGTTGCGGCACCTGTGATGGTATCCCAGATTTGTTTGAACAGCTTACCAACTTTCTTTGTCATCGTCTGGCCGAGTTGCATTATAGCTCGCAATACTGTCACTTCACGGTACTTCGTTTTATACAGCTTCTGTCTGTCAGCTTCACTAAGGCTGAAAAAGATTTCGGCGGTATTACGGAACCACTTAGAACCTCCCAGTGCAAATGAGCCGTCACATACCACTAGTCCTCCGAAGATAGAAACCTTCATCGCTGATAGATCTAAAACCATACTGGTGTCAACCAACCACTGCCCTTCTTCATATCTCAACATTGTGAAAAACGCTGTTGACATACCTTCAGGAAATGGACGATCACCCCAGTCTTCTTTCTGTTCATCAGTCAAGTCAAACCAACGGAGTTGTCCCAATCCACTTACAGTAGGATTCGTGTGTATTTGTATGTCATTGCCGATTTTCACCTTCATCACATACCTCATCTGGGGACCGATTTTAAACACCTTTGGTCTGATCTCCG